CAGTTTGTGCTTCCGTCAAGCCACCAGAGGACAGCTTGACAGTCATCACCGCACCGTTAGTACCGCTTGCACCACGCACCACGATAGTCACATCATCAGCACCAGCAGCCAGTGCGGCATCGGGTAAGTCGATGCGATACACGCCCGGCATATTGGTTGCGTCTACCTCAGCAAAGCCGCCAGAAGTCCACGCCTGCGCGATTGTACGGGCTACCAGCGGGATAGATACTGACGCTGTGCGTGTCCGGTTGTATCGGGCTGCGAGACTAGCAGTAGAAGCCGTAAGACCTGTAACACCTAGATATAGCTCGATGGATTGTGATGTGCTTCCGGGAGCGATTGTGATTGTAGAGGCGTTGCGCTCGGTTGGGAGATAGGAGCCAGTAGATGTATTGCTGAAATATTCAATCGGCCCCATTGTCGGAGTCGTTGGAGCCAACCAAGTCACACCGTAAAAGTCGGCAGTGTCTGAGTTGGTATTGATACCTGCACTTTGCGATGCCGATGGTAGATGGTTGCTCCAGAATGGCAGGTTTCCCCATCCAGATACACGAGACAAAGAATAATCTGGACTTACAAATGCACGACTTAGTGAACCTGTACCAGTCGAAACATTTGTACGTTCAGTCTGACAGTTAAAGATATTATAAGACTCAATAAAATCACCGGTATTACTTGAGACGATTCCACTGACAGTATCAAAAATACAGTTTTGAACAACCACTGGGAAACTTGTACTTATTCTAAAATTGCTAACTGGACGAATACCGGTGTTTCCTATGAATCGGCAGTTTGTAACATTAACTCCACCAAACACAGGACTAGTTCCACCAGAATCGATGGCTAAACATTCAAGAGTATTTGAACCTGTACTAGCATTAAAGAAAATGCTATTTCGTATTATTGTCTGCGAATTATATGCAGTACCTGTATTTGTCTTCTGTACGATACTACACAAGCCGATAAAGACAGAATCGTCGATAGTTGGTCCTCTTGATCCATTATCAACTCTAAATACAAAGCCGAAGTTATCTCCGCTTTGAGCTATTGAATAAAACCCACATCGTCTGTAAATCTGATATGTCCCATATGATTCAAGCACAGTTCCAAATGTAGAACCGCTTGATGGTCTGTAACCATTAAGAAAAATATCTTCAACAGTAATGAAGCTTTTTTGCAAATCTAAAGTAAGACCACTTGCACTCGTAGAAGTTGTCCAGTTTGTTAGAATAACTGGACCAGCAGTAACACCACTAAACTGAGAAGCGGTTGGATTACCAGCAATCGTAATGCGCTGCCCTTCACTCGTTGGGTTTGTAAACGAAGCGACAAAGTTTCCACGATAAACACCGGGAGCAATATACAACGTATCTCCAGGCGCAATACCAGTCGCACCAATAGCCTTGGTTATCGTTTGCCACGCTTGATTCGTAGCAGAACCAGTGCCAGCGTTAGAATCGCTTCCGTCAGTCCTGACGTAATAAGTTGCCATTATTCAGCCGTCCCTGAAACAATCTGTTGAGCCATAATCACTGCGAACTGTTGCACGATTCCGTACTGAAATGCTTCATCCTGCATGACCCACCAAACATTAACAGACGTTCCATCAACACCGAATGTGCCCAACGGTTGACCGTTGTCATCTTCGATGTCACCAAAGACACGCCAATCAGTTGACGGTGCAGGTTCCTTTTCAATCCTGAAGTTTTGCAGGTTCATTTGCCCACCTTCAAGCTGTTCGCCTCAACACCCTTGAACGGCATCGTAAGGTAAGCCAGCACACTGCTAACCGCAGCCGAGACACCAGCCGCTACCGCCTTGCTCCCGTACAACGCCATCACTGCGCCAAGCTCGGCGATGTCCTTGGCTTCAGCGGTACGAACGCCATCACCAAACACCGTGCTAAAGGAAGCAACGAATGCGATCAAGACAACCACGACCAGCCTGCTAATACTTATTCCGTTCATCGTTTCGCCTCCAGTTTGGTGATGCTTGTACGCATCTCACCTGTTACAGTTTCGAGCCTACCAATACGCTCACCGTGGTCTTCAATCTTAGCGGTGTCAACGGCTCCACGTTTGTCCATGCGATGCAGAAACTTGATGATGTAGGCAAGTAGACTAATAATCCCAGTTACTGCCGCTAACCCTATGGTTGTCCATTCTGATGCGCCCATTATGCCACCCGCTCCACTAGTCCACAGTGCTGTACTAAAAGTTCGGTCTGTCCAAAGTCAGTACCGATGACATCAAAGTACCGGGAATCATCACCGACAAGGTACACCCGGTCTTGAGGCATGACATCAGCTGCAACGGCCACAATGAGTGTCCATTGCGCTGATGGCTGTATCGCTCCACCAACAATCGATTCTGTGTCTGACTGGTTGGTAACCCGTGCAGGGTATTCGGCAACCTTACGCCATGTCTCGGTAGCACCGCCGCGACCATCTTCGGTCAGTGTAAAGCGGTGTATTTCTACCCGGTCTTGGCAAAGGTTGCGTACCATGCCAGCGCTGATGGTTGCGCGTAGAATCGGACTCATGCGAACACCACTGGTCTAAACTTGTCTGCCATGGTCAAGCAGTTCTGCATCAACTGAGAAAGTTTTACGTCGCTCGTACCTTCTTTAGCATCGATGTCTGCGGCTACCCTTGATGCTTTGATCAGCCATGCTTGGCGTGTTGCTGTGCGAACATCGTAGCGCTCGGTATTGATTGGTCCTTGGTCTACCCACATCAAGGTTGGGTCTCCCGTGCCATCTTCCAAGGTAAAGCCTTTGACTTGATACGGTGCATACACAGGAAAGGTTGGCTGATTAGCACCCGACGTACCGGCTACGCGGCACTCGTATACCCTGCCGTTGGGCGTTGTAGGCACTACACGATCACCTACTGCGTAAGTGGTTGCAGCTGCCCACGTGGTGAAGCGTGAGAAAGAATCAAGGATTGAGCCGATGTCGGTTGTAGACATCTGCGGGTAACTTTGAGCGGACACAAATAAGGATACTTGTGCTATTGCCTCGGCTCTGGTCATCATGGTTTCAGTATCCCACACAAAGGAAAAGCCCCCGGCACGTCTGCCGAGGGCTTGAGATACGAACCGCTAAACTTATGTAGCTGCGGATGCTCCGACGATAAGGCTTCCCGGTACACGGCTGGATGCCGTAGCGTTGACGTTACCGATGTCGAAAGCCGAGAATGCGAACCGCTCTGTGGCTTTGAACGCGAGCGCATCTTGGTTGAAGTAATACTGGTCGCTTACCTCAATCGTAACCGTACGACGATCACCGAACGCTGTACCCATGCTCAGGTCACCAAGCAGGATGTAAGGCGTGGTGGCTGCCAAGGTTTTAGCCATGTTCTGCACGAAAACGACTGGATACCCGTAAAGCATAGGTGTAGGACCATACGCATTTTGGATGTCCATGATGGAGTTCCCACCAAGTGCATCAAGCAAAGGAGCAATGGCGTTGTACCAAATCTCACGATGCATGAACCACTTTGCGTTAGCGGCATATGTCGGAAGCTTTGCGACCATGCCCTTAAGGTTAGCCAACGTAGGTGAATACGTGATGGTCTGACCGGTTGTGAAGACCTGCAAAGAAGCAATGTTAGCCTTGGTGGCGTTAAGGTTGTAGACAGCATAGAGGATGCCATCGAGACCAGATGTGCTATCGACTGCGTTGTTGAAAACAACACGGTCTTCTTCCTTCGCCAAGACATAAGCCATGTCACGGGCAAGGGTCGCGCCAAAGTCAATGATCGAGTCTTCTGCCAGTTCCTTCGATACCTGAGTAAGGACAGATGGCTTCTTGGCTACAAGGTTGACCTGTGCAAATGTCAGGTCACTTGCCGTGATAGCCGTGTTCTCACCCGGGTAGTAGACCGTGGTGCTCGCGGTGGCGTTAGGGACGTTCAAGACATCAGAACTCATCGGATAGATGCGGCAGTTTTGGCGAGCAACACCGAACTGCTCACGCAGGTAGATGAGGTCGGACGACAGTGGATCTGGGACGACATAACCACCAGCGGTTGTCGTGCCTTCAGACTGTGCCTTCAGGTTGGCTTTTACCCAGTCGGATGCCTTGCGGTTGCCCATGATAGAGCGTCCCCACTGACCCCATGCGTAAGCCTTATAGTTGGCTTCATCACGGGTGCCGACAAATGGATTGCGTCCAATACCGCCGGACTTCCATGGCTGCTCTGCTGGTGTTTCAGTAGCGACAGGGTGACCTTGTCCGAGTGCCTTGATGGTCTCGATACGCTCTTCAATGCCCTTGGCTTCAGCCATAAGGCTCTTGACCTGTGCAAGGTCACCGTTACCGGAAGCAAGCTCCCGCGCGGTAGCAAGCACAGATTCTTTCTGATTTTGCAATTGTGTTAGG